TGTTGAACAACGCAAACAGGCTCTGGAGGCTTATCTACGACAGCCATATGGTAATGAAGTTGAGGGTAAGTCTCAAATCGTTACTGGAGAAGTGGCAGAAGCGATAGATGGTGCGCTACCTAGCTTAATCCGCATCTTTACAGGCTCAGATGATATTGTAGTTTTTGAGCCTCAAGGCCCGAAAGACGAAGCATCCGCAAAACAAGCGACACAGTATTGCAACTGGGTTTTTAGCCGTGATAACGCTGGTGTAGCTATTCTGCATGATTGGTTTAAAGATGCCTTGATGCAGAAGAACGGCATCGTTAAGGCGTATTGGGAAGACAAAGAAGACATTACTAAAGAGCGTTACTTTGACTTGTCTAACGATGAGTTAGCAATGCTGATGAGTGATGAGACTATGGAGATAGTCGAGCAAGATACGACAGAGTTCCCAATTATTGACCCAATGGGTCAGCCAGTTATAGACCCGATGGGTATGCCTGTGATGGCTTCTACTCATAACGTAGTTGTCCAACAGAAGAAAAAGTCAGGTAAGGTAACGATTGAGAATGTTCCTCCAGAGGAGTTCTTGATTAGCAAGAAGGCTAGAACTATTGCTGATTCACCTTTCGTAGCACACAGACAGATGTTGACTCGTAGTGACTTGGTTGCTATGGGCTTCAATAAGAAACAGGTAGAGAGTTTGCAGATGGGTGATGCTTTGGCGTACACACCAGAGCGTGTGGCTCGTTACGCAGCAGGTGAGCAACCTTACCAAACTCAAACTGATGACCCCTCAATGCAAGAGATTGAGGTCTTTGAGTGTTATATCAAAACTGATATAGATGGAAAGGGCATTGCTGCTCTAACTCAAGTCTTTTACGCTTCTAATGAGATTCTGCAAGATGAGGATGGTAAGGAGATGGTTGAGGAAGTGGACTATGTTCCTTTCCATTCAATCTGTCCTATCCCAATTCCACACAAGTTCTTTGGTAATTCGTTGGCTGACAGAACAGTTGACCTACAGTTAATCAAGACTACTATCACTCGTCAGATGTTGGATAACTTATATCTGACAAACAATGCTCGTGTGGTTGCGGTTGAAGGTCAAGTAAACCTTGATGACTTGCTGACTTCTACTGCTGGTGGTGTTATTCGTGCCAAGTCACAAGGTGCTGTTCAACAATTAGTTGTTCAGAACGTGGCTAATCAGGCTTTCCCGATGCTTCAGTATCTGGACACAGTACAGTCTAAGCGTACAGGTGTTAGCGATGCTTCACAAGGTTTAGACCCTGCCATCTTGCAGAACGTGACTGCTGCTGCGGTTGCTTCAATGCAACAAGCTGGCGCAGGTAAGATTGAACTGATGGCTCGAATCTTTGCTGAGACAGGCGTTAAGTCTTTGTTCCAAGGCATCTTGCACTTACTCTGTAAGTATCAGGACAAGGCTCGTATGGTGCGTATGCGTGGCGAGTTCGTAGAGTTTGACCCTAGAACATGGGCTAACCAATACGATGTTTCTATCAACGTAGGTTTGGGTGCAGGTAACCGCCAAGAACAGATGGCTATGTTGTCTATGGTTCTTGCTAAACAAGAGCAGTTGATTGCTCAGTACGGCCCTGCTAACCCTTACGTTTCACCTGCTCAGTATCGTGGCACATTGGGACGCATGGTAGAGATTGCAGGGTTCAAAGATAGTGCTGAGTTCTACAAGGCGATTACACCAGAGCAAGACCAGATGCTTTCTAATCCTCCTCCGCAACAACAGCAGATGCCTCCAGAGGTTCAAGCAATTATGGCTAGGACTCAAGCTGAAATACAAGCTAACCAAGCTAAAGCACAGGCTGATATTCAGTTGAAGCAACAGCAACAACAGATTGACATGGAGATGGCGCAACAGAAGGCTGCTCTTGAAATGCAATTGATGCGTGAGAAAGAACTTGCTAAGTTGCAACTAGAGCGTGAGAAACAACAGTCTTACTTTGCATTGAAGCAACAAGAGTTTGAAGCAGAAGCACAATTGAAAGCAATGAAAATTGGTGCTGGCATTACATCTAACGTAGAGATTAGGGGTTAATCATGGCTACAGCACCAGCATATTTTTCAGACCAACAAGTTAAAGATTACATTGCTAGTCAATATAAAGGCTTGAGTGGTGATGCACTTTATACAGCTATTGCTACTGAGGCTGCTGCACAAGGTGTTCCAGCAGAGCAAATTGGGCGTGTGCTTGGCTTTGATACTGCTGCTGTAAACAAATACGCTACAGACATTGGTAAGCCACTTGTTGCAGAACAAAAAGCACTCACAGATGTAATTGATTACGCATATAACACTCAGTTTGGGCGTGATGCTACTGCAAAAGAAGTTGCAGACGCTACGACATATTTAACAACTGGCGGTAACTCTGTTGCTGGAACAGGCGTTTTAAATTACAGCACAGAAGGTTACAACTACGATACACAAAGCGTTATCTCTGGCTATCGTAGTGCATTAGGACGCAATCCTACGCAGACTGAGTATGTTTCTGCAATGGCTAACTTGGGCTACAACCCATACGATGCCTCTGTACTTGGTACGGCAGGTAAGTTGTCAGCTAATGTTGCTGCGCTAGAAAGTGACCCATTCGCAGGTCGTTATGCAAACGTCAATCCTTATGGGACTTATGACTTAGCGACAATGACCACTAAGTTGGACTCTGAATTGCCAAACATTTCTAAAAATGTTTCTGGTAATGTTGTGCAGTTTATTAGTCCAGTTACACAAAGACCAATTGTTACTTCATTTGAGAATGGTAAGTTGGTTGTTAAGGATGGTGTAGACACACTTACTGGAGAACAAGCACAAGCAGCTATTAACTTAGCATTGGGTACTGGCGCATTAACTGGTACTGAGTACAAAAACCTAACTGGTGCATTGGCTAACGCTAAGTCAATGGATGACGTTTATAAAGCATTTGGTACGCCACAAGCAGTAGCAGCGTTAGACCCTAACTATGGCTTTCAGTTAGGTGTAGGAAAGACACTTGCTCAAGCACAAGAGAACTCTGTTGGTGTTCAAGCATTGGTAGACCAAGCTGCTGCTGCAAATGGTGGACGTTTACCTGCAAACTTCACTGTGGCTAACTTAGCTGCTGCTGCTGGAGTTCCTTTTCAGTTTGGTCAAGGTGTTTATGACAAGGCATATTCGACTGATACTGGTGGGCTTATATCTACATTGGCTGGTTCACAAACAAAAATGTATGACCCTAGGAATCCTACCGCACCATTTAACTTTAACCCTGCAAACATTTATCAAGCACCAATTACAGCAGGTCAGATGCGTGAGTTGTTTCCGTCATTTGGAGAATCAAAGCGTTTAGCACAGGGATTGATTAACGAGCGTCCAAGCACACAAAGCATTGTGAATATGATTCAAGGCGCACCAGTTAATCCAATGATGGGTAATGTTGCACAAACACCAATTCCAACTGGACTAAATACAGCTATGCCAACAGGCTTGCAGACAGGTATGCCAACAGGATTGCAAACTAATATGCCTGTAAGTGGACAGCCATCGTTGTCAAACATTCTCAGCATGATTGCTAGATAACTATGAACTACCAAGAACTGCGTAGCTTAGTTGGTGGGGATAATCCTCAGGCTGCAACATATCAGGACATTGTTTCTGGTATCCAGAGCCAGTATCGTCCACAGACTAGATTTGCACCTACCACTTCATTGCTAGACATAATTGGTAGCCAGTTACCTGACCAGCCAAGAATTGCTTATGGCTCTTTATTACAGGCTCAACCTAGAACATTGCCTCCATCTATTAACTTAGGCGCAACTAGCATTAAGAATCCAGATGCAGCAGCAAGCCTAGATTCTGGATTAATCAACCTTGGAAACTTAGATACAGGCAAAATTACTGGTAATACAGCCATTGATAACACTCTGGTTTATAACAATGACTTCACTAGAAATACTGGTGGAACTACTGGCTCTACTGGTTCTACTGGTTTAGGAAACACCACTTCTGCTGTTGGTGCTGTTACTGCTGGTCTTGGAGTATTGGCAGGTAATTCAGACTTAGCTAAAACTGGCGCATTAGTTAACATTGGTGGACAGTTATTAAACGCTAGTAGTGCTGAGGATGTTTTTAAAACATTGGGTAATGTTGCGTTAGGTTTAAGTGGCGCAGCAAATGCAGCAGGTACTGTTATTGGTGGTGCTACAGGTAATACTGCTTTATTGGCAAATAGCTTGCTTTCATTGACCAGCCCACAATTATCAGCACTTAATAGCATCTCAAATGCTTTAACAGGCTATAACTTTGGCGACATTGTTACAGGCTTGGCTTATGCGCCAGAGGGTTCTGTTGAGCAATATGGCATTTTGGGTGCTTCTAATATTGGAAACTTTATTAACAACTCAGGGCCAAATAAAATAACCCCAATGTATTCACAAGCAGAGACTGACCAGCGAACACTAGAGGTTCTTGCTGATATGGGTGATACAGAAGCTGCTGCAACATTGCAAAATCAGTCTAACACTAGAACTGGATTTGACGCATTGGGTGATTATCGAACTGGTCGTGGCGCAAGTTACTTTAATCTGTTTACACCTGTTGGTGGGTCAGCAAAGCCTAGAGATGAAGAAACATTAGGAATTAGCCTTATATGACAGATAAAGCAATCATGGCTCAATGGGCTAAAAACCTATTAAATGATGACTTTTTCAAAGAAGTTATAGATAACTTGAAAAAAGAACAGATTAGTGTGATAATTAACACAAGTGCAGAAGAATGTGATAGGCGTGAAGATGCTTATCGGCACATTAAGTCTATTGAACTGATTACAGGACACCTAGAAGGTTTAGCCTCGGAAACTGTGATTAGAGAAAAGAAGTGGAAAATTCTGTAGGGTTTACCCTACCCTCCGTCCAGAAGGTTTCTGGCGATTATTGAGATGACAAATGGAAAACACCAACCCTCAAGGGAGTGAAAGCCTAGATGTAAACCAAGCTGCTTCAGCGTTTGAAGGCATGATGGGTGATTCTGAGGAAGCCGAACAAGGCCAAGCCGAAGGTCAACCAGAGTACCAGCAAGAGACTGATGAAGTTGAGTATTCTGAGGAGGAATCCGAGGAACAGCCAAAGCCTAGATATAAAGTCAAGGCATCTG